GTAAGGTTGTGAATAGTTAGAACTTGACCTGTTTTAAAGTCTGTAAAATCAAATTCTATAGCTCCTGTTAAAGAAGAACCCATTACAAAATTCGTAGCTGCCGACCAATTAACAGTTACTGCTCCTGTATAAGTTGTAATACTACCACTTGCTGTATATCTATTTTCTAGTTTAGCGTGTGTAACTCCATCATTTGCAAGTTTAGCAGTTGTTACACCTAAGTCTTTTATTCTTGCGGCATCTGAATTAATTTCAATTGTTGAATTGTCAACTCCTAAAGTTAATGTTACATTTCCTGCTGTACCACCTCCTGTTAATCCATCTCCTGCAACTACACCAGTAATGTCTCCTGCCGGATTAGTGTAAAGGTCGGTAAAGTTGTTTTGTACTTTAGTAAAAGCAGCGAATAGAGTATCTCCATTACCGGCATTAGCTGCTCCTATGTCTATGTTTTCTTGTGCCATTATTAATTCTTTATGTTACTGTTCTATCTGTTGTATATAATGTTGTATCTGTTGAAAATAAAGTGCTGTCTGTTGTAAATGATATACCACAACTTGGATAAATACTTCCCCAAGAATTGGTTGCATTCCTTAAACCAAAGTAACTTTCACAATATATTGCTCCGAAGCTCATCTTTTCTCTTTATAAGATAACTATTTAGTTTAATTTCGTTTTCTTTTTTAGGCTTGTATTTAGATTTAACTTTATTTTTCTTTTTCAAAAGTGCCATCCATTAAATAATGCATCCTTGTCAGGGTAAATATCTTCATTATTATTAGTATAATATTCAGGGAATTTGCTTGAAGCATTATAAGTCATATACTCAATGAATCTATTAGTATAATACTCAGCATAATCTCTCTCCTTAGCTATAAGATAATCTATTTCAGCTTTGTCAGCCAACTGACTATTCTCGCTTGTATGCTTATAAACTCCTCCATTTGCAACTGTGTATGCCGCAAAAGGAAGATATTCAGCCATTGCAAAGTGAATTAGCATATCTTGAATATAATCGTTAACTAACTCTAAATAATCTCCTGCTAAATTACCTGCAACTATATCAGCACTTATTTTATCGTATAAATCAGTTCCTAAATAACTTCTAACGTGAATCTCTTGAGCTAGTTTTATAAACTGTATAAATTTATCCGTATCAACATTGCCACTTAATGCAGTATTTTTAACTAGGTCTTGTCTTTTTATAAATAGAGCTGTTGCCATTATTCTTCTATTTTTGTATCTACTTCTTCTTCTACCGTAATATTACCATCTTCATTCTTAATGCCAGTTTCCTTTTCTATTTCGGAATCAGTTATAGCATTAGTCAAATCAGTAAATTCTAAAGGTTGCAACGTCTTAAAGTAAATATCTAGGTTAATATCATTGTATTCCAATATCTTTTCCAATTCATCTAAGATAGTTACCTGCATAGGTCGAATAACTGTGTTATCCATAAGCAAAGATGCTGTTTGTAACTCTTCGGCATTATTCCCAAGACCGGTATTGTCTTTTATTCCAACTAACATTGGAGATACAATCCTATGGGAAACCATTACTTTCTTCATTGACTCATCTGAAAGGAATTGATATTGTTGATGGGCATCGTTCAATACAACAGGCTCTATTGAAGCCGCAAGCTCCTTGCTATCGTTGAATGCCAAAATAAACTTACCTGCGTTAGAACTACCGCTAAACTTGCTGTAGATGGCTCTTTCAATCTCATCTCTGCTTTCTTTATCAGGAACTCCATTATTGAAGTTAATAAGCATTGAAGGTTGCAGTCCATTCTGAATATTATTTATGTGGTAGTTTGCAATCTCTTCTTCTAATTCAGCGTATTGTAAACCCCCTTGATAATCTACCGGAGAGTAGTAATAAAATCCTGCTCTATAAGGTCTGATGTATAGAATCTCTATTCCATCTTTACTTTTACCAAATGCCGATATTCTCTTAGGCTTACTCTTACTATTTATCTCTGACCAGTCAGAAGAATAATAATATCCTTCTATTTCTCCTTCAGAATTAGCTTTCTCGGCTCTAAGAGTTTCAACTGGCATATGTTCTACCTGAACAATCTTATTTCTGTCTTTACTGTATATTACTTGCAAAGCAGCTTGACCCATCATTTTATAGTCGTAAGATATTTTCTTTATAACATCCTTCTTAAACAACGACTTCATTTCTTCGTAGTCCTTTGAATTCTCAGTACTATCAGTAGCCTCTAATCCTTTACCGTAAATCATTTCAGCTATTCCATTAATAGCGGCATTGTTTGTAGGCGAACCATTATATCTACCAATAAGGTAAGAGAAATAGTCATTGTCATCTCCGTATTCTACCCAATCATAACGAGTTGATTCGTTTACTTCAGGTTTTGTGTAGGATGATAAATTCAAGACGTGAATCGATTGCTTTACCTTATCTACTGCTAAACTTACTTTTCTATTTTTAGCCACTTTTAATATTTTATTCATTATATGATTACAAACTCATTATCATAACTGTCTTCAGATGTGTATTCTCCTTGATTGACAAAATACTTATGTAAATCAGTTTGATTAGTACAGAATATCATGCCTCTATATAATTCAGCAGTTCCATTTTTAACTACAAAAGAATATTGATTCCCTTCTATTAAGGCGAAAGAACCTGTTAAGACCATAAAGTCTTCGTCTGTTGTTTTAGCAACAGTTACAGCTATTGTTTTCCTAGTAGACTTATCTGTTAAAGATAAAGTTGGATTAGTTGCATCGGCACGAGGTATTATCCTTATCGCCTGATTAGCTGTTGATGTTGTTAAAATCTCCATACTAAAGTAACAAGAATAGACTAAAGTGTTTTAAATATAGGCATAAAAAAAGAGGGCAATACGCCCTCTAATTTCTATAAAACACAATCTTATTAAGAGTTTGTTCCTAAAGTAATTGTAACCGTACCATCTAATCCTGCGTAATCTACAACACTAAATGGGAAATCGATATCTTTTGTATCTGAATCCATAAAGTTAGCAGGAAGCGGTTCTTGAGCATTTAGAGTTAAAGTATACCCTGAAAGTTCTCCCATTGCAGCTCCAGTCACAATAGTACCTCCATTTACATCAGAACCATTCTCAAGTCCCATCATAAATACATTACCGTTGTAATCTTCAATAGCAACATGAGGTCTGCCGTACGCTAAAAGTTTTAATTCTTTGTTATCTTCTTTTGTTAGTTTTTTTAATGTTAAAGTAAGAGTTTGGTCAAAGAAAGTTGTACCGGTTTCTCTTGAAGATGTTATAGTTTGTTCAAAGCTGCTATTTCCTTTTACTTCATATTTAAATGCAGTTAAACTTCCTGAAGCTCCAGTTAAATTTGTTATTTCATCATTTGTTAAAGATACCGTACCTAGACCTCCAAAATCAACAAAATAAATATTCTTTAGTCCTCCAATAACATCTTTACAAGGTTCTTTTCGACCAAGTGTTAAATTACAAGCCATTTTTTTATGTATTAAAAAAGGGTAAGTAGGCTCTTGGCTTACCTACCCTCTTTGATTAGTTAGTTTATTTATTACGAGTAAAGAACAACGTCTGAACCAATAGCGTGCTGAATTCCTGCTGTAAATCTCATTACAACTCTCACATTTTGACTTCCATCAATGTCAGCCATATCAATAACTTTTACTTCGTTTTGGTCTGAAATCAATCCAGTTCCAAAGAATAAGTTAGACTTTTCAGCAGCAACCATTTTGTTGGCACTCATACCTTGCGCTAGTGCAACGGTAATTCCATCAAAAGTAAGTCCACCTCCGTTAAACCATTGTGTTCCTTTATCATCTGTACCTGCTCCGCCAATGTTAGTAGCGAATCCACCTAAAGCTCTTACATAAGCTCTATATACATTAGGAGAAACATAGACAGTTAAATCTTCAGCTCCGTAAACAGAACTTGGAATAGCATCTATTGTAGCTCCTATTTGAGCAACTACGTTTGCAGCAGTTACGCCACCACCGATAGCAGCAACATCAACAACATCTCCATCAGCTCCTAGAGTAACCTCAAAGCCATCGAATTGACCTGCTGTTGCATTAACACCTTGCCAAATGTTTGTTTCTATTTTTTGTGCAACTTTACCTGCAACGTGACCGATTAAAAAGTCACTAAAGCTAGAAGGTAGGTCAGAAAAAGCTGAATATCCCATAGAAATTGCTTCCCAGTCAGATACGAAGTCTTTCTTACAAAGTTGTAAGTTTACTTGAAACTCTTCAGGCTGAAGAATTCTTTCACTTAGTGTAAGAGTTGAAGTTGAATCAAAGTCACAAGTGGCATCTTTTACGATGTCATCACTAGATACTTTTTTCATCACTTCTTTGAATTTTACATTAGGCTTAACAGTAATAATATCGTTAGCCAAAGTTGAACCACTTAAAAGTGCAGCAGAAACATATTTTCCTGCAAACTCACCTGCATAAGTAGTAGTTATTGAAGTAGTTGTAGCCATTTTATTTATTTTTTATTTATTAATTATTATGCTTCAGAAGCCCAAATTCCAACTCCTCCTGTGATATACCACTCAGTAAGTGCAACCGCTTTAATTGTAACAAAGTCTCCTTTGTTTGCTGTTGCTTTAGTGTTGATGAAATCTTTATTTACTACTCCACCGGCTACTGCATCTGCTGCTGCGTTTGCAATAGTTCCATGAAATGCATCTGCTGCATTTGGAGAAAGTGTGATAATGTTATTTCCATCAGCTCCTGTGTTTCTGATTGTGTACTCCATTCCCAAAAGACTGCTTTCAATCTTTGGAAGTGTAATTACTAGGGCATCTGTTGCCACATTTAATTCCTCACCGGCTTGATTTGCACCAATTGCTCCAGAGGCTGTAATTGTAGTTTGAGCTTTTCTAGCTCTTATTACGTCATTACTTGTTGTTGTTGTTGTACTCATCTTTGTTTTTGTTTATTTTATTTGTTATTCAATCTTGCCATAACTCTATCCATTGTTCCAATAGCTCTATTACCATTAGGTCTGTTAAAGTTAATTTTAGTTTCTAACTCACTTTCAGGACTATGTTTGATTGGTTCAGCAGCAGGTTCAGAAGAAAGTTTTTCTAATTTCTTAGATAATTCTTCCTTTTGAGACTTATATAGAGATAACTCTCCATCAAGCATACCTTTTAAAGCATCTAATTCAGCTCTTAAAGCTGACATAGAAGTTTTAAATTCTTCATCTGTAACATAACCATCCATAAGTTGTGTTTCTTCTTCTACAGGCTCAAGTGCTTCAACAGCTTCCTCAAGTTCAGTAGATTCTTCTTTTACTTCTTCAGTAGATGCCTCATCACTAGCAGCTTCTATAACCTCTTCTTGTACCTCTTGTTCTAGCACGTCTTCTGAAAGTTCTTCTGCATTAGTGAGTAAAGACAACTTCTGTAAAACGTCATTCAAAATTGTAGTTGCTTTTATACTCTCCATTTTATTTTTATTTATAATAAAGTAACAATATTATTCTTAGGTGTTAGATTTTCAGTATTAACCATTTGCAGCTTGACAAGCCACACAGTTATTGTGTGCTGTTGCTGAAGTTATCTCAAAATTCCCTGATGCACGAGTTGCTGTTATTGTATAGCAATCTGTATGATTATGGTGAACAAATACTAAATAATAAACATTACCAACAATTAAATTCAAATCGTGGGTATGTATATGTTTAGTTCCCCCACTACAATTAGTCACAGTATAGTATCTAGTAATAGATGCTTTAGTTATATTACCAATGCCTTGAGCCGCTAGACTTCCATCGCAACATTCAGTTGAGTAAGTTCTTCCATTTTTACAAAGACATCCTCTTTTACTACTTTTAGGGGAACTTCTGCTAAGTGTAGGTTGTTTATTATTTCTTATCATTATTTTTTTGATTTTGGATGTTTGTTAGGAAGTAAGTCATAATCTGTAGTGTATTTTGCATTTTGCGGCTTACCATTCTTTATTAAGTATAAATAAGCATTAACACGAGCAAATGCCCATTGAGAAGCCGACTTAACTTGAGGACTGCTAGATGTATTAAAAGCTCCTAAACCACGCTGAAAAACAGAAGCTAATACACCAACACTAACACCATATCCCAACTTACTTTTATATTTACTATTGAATTCATCTGATTTATTTTTTAATGTAGCTTTGTCTTTTGCAGATACTTTAGCTCCTGTTTTACCGGAAGCATCTCCTTTTGCAGTACCCTTACCTTTAGGATTCTTATTTGGAGTATCAGACTTAGGAGCTTTAGGACTGCTTTTAACATTACCTTTGTCATCAACATCCGCAAGTTTATGTTTCTCACATGGCATATACCAAATCTTGCCATCCATCTCATGTTCATGGTAACCTTCACATCCTAAATCCTTAGCACCTTTTAATGCCATTTCTTTTGTAGAGAATCCCAATCTATCATCTATAACAGCATAATCATTATCTATAACCATAGATGTCATTTCTATTTCCCCAAGACCTCTAAGTTTATTTCTACTCCAAGATAAAGCTGACTTACCTCCCCAAGCATCATACATTAGCTTTCCACATCCATCAGAATAGCTTTTAGAGGCATCTAGGTCGCTTAAATGCCTAGAAAGGAAGCTGTACATCCTTTTTATCGTAGATACGCTTATATTGTCTCTAGAGGCTAACTGAGAGGCTCTTCGTTTTCCTACAGCAGTTCCACAAGACCCCCATCCATTATTGTCAACATACTCTAATACTTTCTTAGCATTATTTACAACGGAATCAGGATAGTCATTATAAGTTTCCATTTTATACTTTTTAGATTCAATGTAGTCCTGAATCTCAAACAGTATTTCTGTAGCTTCATTTTCACTTAACAATGATTCTATATTAGACATCTCAAGTTTATTAGTGAAATAACCCTCTATAGAAAATCCTTTTACTAAACCTGTCTTAACATATTTTTCCCAAACTTCATCATTATTAACCTTCATAGAAACCATCCAAGTACCTACTGGCATATCAAGTCCATATTTCCTACTTTTGTCGTGGACTTCGTCTTCTATAATCCAACTCTCAACCACACTAAGACCATTCAATTTAGCCTCGTGTTCTAAGGTAGATTCATTCTGATTCCCATTCATTAGAAATAGTTCAGAAGCCTGTCTAACCGTATCATTAGAGAAGTAGATGTAATATTCTTCCTCTCCATCTGAACGATAGATATTCTTGTTAGGGATTAAGGCTGCACCCATAAGAATCCTTTTCTCATTGTCTACTTCAGCCAACTTTGTTTTCTGTTGCTCGTTAAGAGCAATGAAGTTTTCTTCTATTGCCGGCTTGTCTACTATTGATATAGCTTCGATGCCTGAAAAAAGAGCTTCTTCGTCAATTAATAATTCTATAATTCTCATAATCCTGCGGTATTAATTATTTGTCTGTCTGCTGCTTGTTGTGAAGTTATTTCACTTGATACTACGTATGCTCTTACTACTGAGTCTTCTCTTCCTCCTACTGCTTGCGCTAATTGAGATGTTTCTGATGTTCCGACTACATTAAAGTCAGGAGCATTTATAGTACCTCCTCCTGTAGTTGGAGAAATTCCCACAGGGTCTCCTGTTTCCATTATTTTCTTTACATTAGCCAATCCATATGCTATAGTGGCTGCCGCTGCAACAAAACTAGCAGGGGGTTTCAATTCCGTTAAAGCATTATTAGCTGCGGCGTAAGTATCTATAGTTGCTGAGACTATAGCAAGTGCTTTTCCTGCTGCGGTATGTTCTCCGGCTAACATAGAAGATGCATCGAAAAAAGCTCCAAGTGCATCAAGCATAGCTTCTCTTTTATGCTTTTCTAAAGCTATATCTTCTTTAGCCTCTTTATTTTTTGCATCTCTTTCAATCTTTAGATTCTTAAAGAATAAGTCTGATTCTTTTTTAATGGCTCTTTTTCTTGCGCTAAATGTTTCTCCAAATCCTTTTTCAATAGTTTGCAATAGAAGTTTTTGCTTTGCATTTTCTTGGTCAATTATATCAACTATTCCTGCCCCTGACTTATAAAGATTAGATTCTAATCTTTCAGTTTTATCACGAGTATTGTCAGATAATTCTTCGTCTTTTTCAATGCCCTCTACCTTTGCTGCAGTAAATAATTTTTCAAGAGCTATTAACTCTCTAAGTATTTTATTATACTTGCCTCTTAGCCTTATAGCTTTTAAGCTAGTTTCCGATTCTTTTTCTACAGATTTCTTATACTCTTCATTTGTTATTAGTAAGTCCTTTTGACGTAGTTGAAGCTCTCCGAATGACTTTACTAAATTACGAACAGATTCCTCATTCTTATCTAATCCTTTTTCTTTAAGGATTTCCATTCCTGCTCTAAATTTAGAAAACCTATTAGTTAAAAATGAAACAACCTCATCAAGTGCTTTTCCTGTAAGTATAAAATCAGGCAGATGTTTATACGTTAATCTGTCAAACATTTCAATTTGCTCAGATATAGCCTGCGTCATTTCCTTGATTTTTTCTGCTGCCTTTTCTACCGCATCTTTAGTTCCATTGAAGAACTTTACTATTCTAGGCAAGAAACTAATTAAAAGCTGTATTCCAATAAGAACTCCTCCAGTTCCAAGTATTTGACCTCCTACTTGCTTTAGAGCTGCTCCGAAGCCACCTGCGTTTTTAGCTGATATCTGAAATAGAGAGACTAATTGACCTAAGTTATTCGCCATACCCTGAAACCCATAGGCAGCATCAGAGGCTAATCTACCTGACTCTAATAATATAGCATTGTTAAGACCTGATGTGGCTTTAACTTGTTTTGTGGCAGCAGCAACTTGCAATTCAGCAGCAGCCTGTCTCTTTAAGCTATCAATCTGAGCTTTCTTGACTATTTTAGACTTCTCTTCAATAACAATCTGCTGTCTTTGTTCCTTATTAAGTATCTTTACGCTTGAAGATAATCCTTTTACAGCTCCATCTGTTTGTTTGATTTCAGGTGTAGCTTTGTCATTTACTTTAACTTCAATTAATATCTTCTTATTTGCCATTGTAAATTCGTTTTAATTGTTGTTTCATTTCTTTCATATTTCCAACAGCTTTGTACTTGCCTTTAGCAATGTCTACATTCTCTGAGATTCCGTACCAATCGCTTACATTTAGTAAGTCTATTAAATTTTTTATCATAATTATGGGCAATTAGTTGGTGTTGCGGTTTGAAGCACTCCTTTTATAGATTGCCTTGCTATTGTATTTGATGTACCTAATTGACCACTTAAAGAAACATACCAACCATCCGGAGCAAGTTCTGTGCAAGTCATACAATTGTAAACATACTTAGCATTAGGAAATAAATATCCATCAGGGACAACATTCCCACCCGGAACAGGATTAGGGACATCCGGATTACTATATAAAGCATTTACAAATGTATTAGATGCATAATTACTACAAGCGGCGCTAGCTGAGACACTTGAGAAAGCTAAGTTACCCCTTCCCCATAAACCATATGGAGTCGGAGCTTCTCCGGAACAAGTAGTTGTTGGTTCAAGCGTACTTGCTTTTCCATTGAAAAATGCCCTTACTATGGTTCCATCACTATAGAATCCATCAGAAGGTATAGTACCGGATGGGTCTTGATATAAGAATTCTGCGTTAGCAAATGTTGTAGGGGATGATGATGAATTCATATATAAATTAACTGGACTAAATGTAAAATTATCACAAGCCTGTTTTTTAGCGGAAGAAATCTGTCCTCTTTTGTCAGCGTAACCTAGTGATATTGAAGTTACAGCTAAAGCAGGCTTTTCGAATGAAGTTGGAATTTGAGGTTCTGTATCTTCAATTATATTTATAAGTTCTAAATCAGTCTGACCTGTTGTTATATTTGTGTTCATTGTATTTATATGAAACAAATTATCGTGTATCTTTATTTGGTCATTAAGTCTATATATTGTTAAGACTTTTGCAGGTAAATAGGCATTGTATTTAAATATTCTTTTTTTAGAATTGTATATACCCGTTATATAGTTTCTATAGTATAATGCAAACAATGAAGCATCTGTTGTTACATCTATTCCATTAATTTCTACTGAATCGTTGTAATCTATTCTGTACCATTCGTCAAATTCACTATCAAAGTTTAGGTTAAATGCAGGTGATGTTTCGGCAGTTCCACCACCTTCTTCATTTGAGTTGGAAGGTCTAAGGTATTGTGATAATCCGATTGCTGTTCCTGAAATCCAGTTTATCTTTTTAGCGGAGTTTGTTATAGTTTGATTTATTCCATAAAACAACAAAGGTTCAATATTTTCAGGACTATAATTACCTGTAGGAACACTAGACTCGGTTGTAGCATCTTGGTGACTAAAAGTACCACCTGCTGCGTAACCCCATTGAATCTCTGTGTCTGCACCTGCAACTCCTGAATCATAAAGTCTCTCATATTTTAAATGAGAAAAAGGTATTTCTACTTCATATTCTTCTCCTATAAAGTCAAAGGCATCTCCTTTGGGATATGAAGTGTTTCCAAATATTTTATTATGAAGAGCTGTATGCTGTTCCATTAAAACTGTTTTGGTTTCTTCGTACTTAAAAGAAACTTTAGTAAATGGTCTTGCTGCTTCTACAGAATGACTTTCTACGTCTATTGAATCCGATAAATCTATAGTTCCTTTAGAAGTATTTAATATAGCATCTGCATAATAATTATCCAAGGGTTTTATATCAATGATAGGATTGTAATTATCATTTGCATCTAAAGGTATGGGTTCATTAACATAAGCTGTTAAATTGAATACTTTGAATAGTCCCGTTAAGAAATCTAAAATAGTCATATCAGGCATCTGACGAAATATCTCCATATTGCTAAGAGTTGATACCGAAGAGTTATTGAAGACATTATAATTTACAATTGATATTTGAGCAATTCTACTTTTATTTATTACTGTTCTCAGCTTTAACTCTAATTCTGCTTCAAATGAAACGTCTCCATCACATTCAGCAACCCAATATATTTCAAATTCCCTGAATTCACCATCTGAATTTACCGCATTTAAAAGGTCTTGTGTTTGATGATATGTATGGTAATAATTAAACTCAACAGTTTTAGAACCACTCCCCGTAACAGTTGCCTCTCCTTCAACATTCCCTGTGATTCTATCAATAGCCTTTACAGTTAAAGTTCTTGTTGATGGAGTAATATTTGAAATAGTTATATTACTTTGATATCGATAATTTATCCATTGTCCAAAAGCCTGACCGGTATTAATTCTATTCCCCTTTGGAACGGTAAAAGACCAAGTGTCGTTATCGGTGTTTATGGTTTGGTCTCTTGGAGGGTATCCTGATTCCGAAGTTTTAACAAAATTCGTGAATTTTATTGTTTTAACTTCACCTTCAGTATAATCTATTATTCTTCCGCTATCCCTAGAGAGCCAAAGGTATAAGTTACCTAATTGAGAAGCTATCTTAGTGTCATCTGTATCAAAAAAACCCGTAAAGTCTATAGAATACTTTTCCTCTATAGCTTTTATTATTTTAATTACTTTTATCGCAGGTTTTAAATCGAAGTGACTTAAACCTCTAGTTGTGCTAGGAGTTGAAGCACTAAATAAGTTACCGTTATAGTTTGTATTTGCATTTGAACTTACTGAATCAAAATAAAGTCTTTTTTCAGGTGTTATTAAGGGATAAATAATATCCCCATCGCTTAACCCAGTTGTGAATCCTGTCAGTACATTAGCTGCTGTGTATTCATGGTCATATTGATTTAATTGACCAACCAAAGATTCAAGCGTATGGTCTTTTATCTTATCTTTTAGAAAAACTAATCCTCCATAAAAAACCAAAGTGTAAGTATTAGCTACGTTATTCTTTAAATTACACCCCTCTACATAGATGAATCCTTCCCTAAATGGTGCATGATTTAATTCTATTTTAGCTCTTTTCTTAGTAGTGGCATTAAACCCATCTATATCAAAGTTATAGAAGTGTTTGAATAGCTTGTTATTCCTATCATTTGCAGGAACAGTAAACGTCTGAGAATAGTCAGAGAACACTTTAGCTATGTCTCTTACATTTTGAATGCTAGAGGTCAAGCTAATGGTTTCATCATCGAATAAGTCAATTCTATTATTCTCAATATATAATTGTACGTCTATCATCTAATATCTTGTATGTAATTATTGGCATATTCAAACTCAATAGTAAAGTTTATCAACTTCTCATTTAGCTTAGTTTTAATATTAAATGATTGTGTTTTAGGCACTACAGGTCTTACTTCTCCCTCTTCGTGAATCCAACAGTATTCCGTAACCATAAGCTGTCTTATGACTTCGTTATGGTCTTCTGTTATATAGCCTGTATTTAATTTAAGATTCTTTGTTGCTCTTATATCTAATGCCTTTCTTGAGTGGTCAAATGAGTTATATCTTATACCTTCACTTTGAGCAGTTGAATTTGTTTTTAATATAGAACGCTTATAATCTTCTCTCTGAATTTGAAAGGAATCATCTCTACGTTTGAAAAACCAAAGGTCTTGAATTGCTCCAAACTTATTCATAAAAGACATCTTATAAGGTGTTTGCTTACATTCCTCTATTTCCCTTATTTCAATATCTCTTGTTGTTCCATCTTGTCTAGTTAATTTAAACTTAGTTGAAAATTGAGCTACTGTTGATTGTCGAGAGAATCCCTGAGAACCTCCTTCTCTTGTTGACATTAAATCTGTTGTGTAATCTATTGTGTCGGTCTTAATATCCGTAGTATCTATGGTAAAACGAGTAACTGAACCCCCATATGATATTGAATCTAATAAAGTGTTTCCATTAAAATATTCTACTTTAAATATTCCATCTGAATTTACTGAAGTATAAATGGGTATATATGCTTGTTCTCCTGATTTTATAAATATAACATCATTAGATATAAGAACATCATTGCTTAATTCAGGATTTATTCCATCTTCAAAATCACCATAACCAAGAAGACCGATTGCTTTATGAGACTTAACATCAGTTGTACCATCTGAAAATACCCTAGATACATCATATTCAATCCAAGCATTTTGTTTTATACTCTCATAGTCTCCATTGAATTCAACATCAATATAATCCTTAACTAATTCAGATATTTCAAATACAAGAAGTTGTTCCGGTGAAGAAACCTTTTTAGTTAATGTATATTGAGGATTTAAGGGTCTATTACCAAAAGCTCCGGTATATATATATAAGTTTAATGTTGCATCTGCTAGTGTCATTTTTTTTGTTTTTTATTAAGATACATTGTTGTTTTCTACAAAATGCGGCTTAGATAGAGAGATGGTCGTTAATGGTAACCCACTAGGACTAATTGTTTCAGATTCAGCACTAAAAGGACTGTAAGGAAATATAAATTGCTCTAACATATGAAATTCTGTAGTTGATGTTGGCTGCTGTATCTGATAATTTACTTCTTTTAATGTACCCCGTTTAGTTGCTCCCATTTGTTGATAGCTACCAAATTTATTTAACACCCTTACTCTACTCTGCGCAAGAGAAGGTTCTCCATAATTACTATACTGATAATGTTGGTCGGGAGATGCCCAATAATATGAACCGCCACTATAAAATAATGCTGTTCTCATAGCTAAAACAGATGAAGAGTTTATAAAATAATCTCCGGCTGCACCAACATCTGAAGTTGTAAATCTGAATGCTATCCTATTATCCTCCTTCTTCATAGAAGATGCATTAACTAATATCGGAGATTTAACACCGTTAGTGTTTGAAGATGCTCCCGGTGCTATTACGTATTCAGCTCCTGTTATATTGGTTAAAACAAAAGACTTGTTTGTTGACCAACTCAATTGAGCAGGAGTCATTGTTTTAACTACTACATTATTTATGAGTATTTCTAATCCTGTATATTGGTTAAGAAAAGAACTTGTTTGTGATGGAAAATCAGCTTGATAACCATTCCCTAAAAATGCAAGTATTATAGATTCACTTCCATTAATGAGACTTCCACTTGTTCCAGTTACTGAAGGGGCGGCATTTCTTGAATTATTAGCAGGGCAAGAAACAGTAAGAGAGTACGCATCGTTTACTAATGGCGCACGAATTTCTACTATAATTTTATTATAATTACTGCTTGTTTTATTAAGAGTAAAACTTCCTGTTCCAAATTTACCTGATGTTAAATTCACTAACTGAGATGATGCAACACCTAAATCTAGTAATTCTTGTTTTCTCAGGTCTCCTCCTACAAATTTTTGGTCAGTCTGAATACCATTAACTGTAGTTAATATTTGTACTGGTGTAGAAGCAGATAAGGTAACTGTGAAATTTCCAGTTTTATTGGTTGTGTCTAATATATATCTTCTATTTCCTACATCTTCCCCTATTGAAATTAATTCACTACAGCTAACATCTTGTTCTATTACAGGCAGAGCTTCACAGTCAGATTGCGGCACTTTTACTGCTGTTATTATACCACTTGAATTCCAAGTGTATATGTGACTTAAATACTGCTTGTATACAGGCTGTCCTCCAAGAGTAGCTGTTGATTTCTGACAAGGGTTAATTCCGGTTTCTAAAACCTTTCCACCTTCTATTCCATAAGCTATAGTACCTCTAGTTGCTGCAACTGTTAACGCAGCTTCGTTTTCATCATAAACTTGGTCTCCAACTTGCATTGGCAGCCTCTTAGACTTAAACTGAGAAAATCCATATTGACTCCTCTTATTGCTAGTTTCGCTTGGACCATTGCACTCTGCGCATATAAACTCAGATTCTAATTGTGCTTGAGTATATGATGATAAATCTGTTTTTAAAGTACCTACAGAATCAGAGTAATTTATAACACCTCCCCATTGATAGAATGTTGCATCAATTGCGGGTGCAGTAGGTGATGGTGGTGATTGTGCATTTACCTCCACATAGAACGGACTTCTTACGTTAATCTTTTTTGTAGCCATTTTATTTTATAATATAATTATCTCCTTCTTTAGTATAACCTGCTGTAATTAGTATTCTATCAATATCTAATCCTATGTCTTTAGCCAAAGCAGAATCTATAGAATTTATTTCCTTCATTACATCTTCTACAGCATCGTCTATAAATCCAGTCTCTTTTATTCCTATCGACTCTATAGATTGCTTTATGTTTTTAGCTAAATGCTTTATTCTTCCCTCTGTTAAGTTTACTACTCTATTCCCTGTAGTCTGCAATGTAACAGGCTTCTTTCTAATCCAATTTATTAAACTACCTATACTAGGATTTGCTCTACCTCCATCATTTATTTTATCAGCATAATCATTCCCCATTATATTAGAACCGAAACCATCATCGTAATTCTTCTTAACAGCTTCTAGGCTACTTCTTAAACTTCCTGAGCTATCGATAGGTGCGGTTATACTTCTACCATTTTGATATCTTCTAGTCCTGTTTCTACTTACCTCAATGCGAAGTAACTTAACAAGTCTGTCTGAAAATCCATTCAGCCAAGAATTTGTATTCTTGAATTTAATTGCTAAAGACACGACTCTCCATTTGCGTTAATTAATGCCATCTCATTGTTAGGAACTTCTATATTTAAAACTAAACTCCATCCGGTCAGTAGATTTTCAAACCTATCTTCAAACAGAGTAGCATTAGCCGATTCCAATAATTCGTAATTATTCTTTTGCATTCCTCCTCTACGAAGCGAACTCTGAAGTCCATTAACCACAGTAAGCATTGTATTGAGAATATCTTGCTTGTTATCCAAGCCTCTATAAGGCAAAGCCTCGCTTTGTTTGTCATCTTTATCTTCATCGACAATATCCATCACTATTACATTAATTCCAAAAGTCATTATATGGTCTGAGAAAGTAACGTCATTTACGTTTATGTGAGAGAGGGGGAATATACTTTGCTTAGATAAATCAACTTCCATTATATCACCAAAAGTAACTGTGGTAACATTCTCATTACCGTTGAGGTAACTGTAAATATTGTCTATTAAGTCGTAATATGTTTTCATTTTTTATATGCTTTCTTTAGCAACTTTGCTTCTAATTCGTTTTTCTCTTTCTCAAACACTAAGTAGTTTAAACACTTAAAAAGGGACTCTTGTGTAACTCTATCAAATTCGAGGACATTTCCTTTAGCGATTGCATATATTGACTGATACCATCCCCATTTTTTTCCAAAAGCTCCTTCGGCAGAGAAGTCCTCCCCTTCTTCATCTCCTGTTCTATAAAGTTCAGGGTAGCTATCGATAATTCCTTCCCTAAATCGTAAAAAAAAACCATTGAACTCATTACGGCATCTAATGGCATTTCTTTCATTATTTCGCTTACCTCATCATTAGGGTCATAAGGTGCTATAGTGTATTTGTCTTTTGACTTAAAGTTTACAGCTCTATATAAAACTGCCATAGCTTTATGCATTTTCTGCCAGTCTACGATTGTATTTTCTAAATCAATATATTCCCCTAAAGAAATATCATCTAGTTTAGGTATAAAACCGAATTCCACTTCTCTAAGGGTAAAGTGTTGTATTAGCTTATCCTTTTGTTCGAATGCCTTAGTAATCACTTCTACGACTCTCTCAGCCTCTTTTAGCGGTATTTTATCAACGTCACTTAGATTTACATCACAAAATATCTCAATTAGCTTTTTATTTACAAAATCAACAGATGAGTCATCATCTTTGTTAATATCGATAACTTTCATATACTTTTGGTATTGACCAAGAGTTATGTCTCCCAATGTTGTTGGAACGCTTAAAGTTATTTTTCTACTTTTTCCCATATACTATAGTAATAAATTCCTGATTAATTGTACCTCACTATAAATATAATAATTTTGATTGCATTTTTTATTATATATATATATATATTATATATACAGTTACTTGTTACTTGTAAATTAATATAACATAACTTAACAGGTAACTCTATAAATTTATATATTCAGAGAAAAAGTATATATACAGTTACTCGTAGCACTTGTAACTTTACAATGGAATGGCAGGTGGAGATTATATAGTATTATTCCTGTCGTAGATTACGCAGTATAATTCCCAAAGTTTTAATGCCATCTCCTCGTAGCTGTATTTTACTCCGCTTCGTTGAGTAGTGCCGTTGTCGAATATTTCAATCTCATAGGTTTTCTCTTCCCATTTTCTTGGCACAGGATAAACCTTGATGTTATTCTTAATGCACCATCTAAAACAATTCCATTGGTCATTCCTAAAGACCGGAATAGATTTATGCTGATTAGGTAGCTTGTTGCGGTTCATAGATGCAAGATAGTGAATTTGTTTTAAGTATTATAATGTGGCAGGTGGAAATATGTCTTGTGAGGAGAGTTTGGTGTAATACACTTAGACCCCGAGCAACTGGGCAGAGTACCCCTTAAAACGCATTCTAAGGTACTTTTAAGCGACTTTAGTATATTGCAAGGTGTTCATATATACCTGAGCATATTTGAGTGGCTTAAAACGTCTTATATAGCTTATAGCCTTAAATCGCATTCTAAGTAGTTCTAATGGCATTAAATCAGTAACTGGCATTGATGTATAAGAATGTTGAGATAATACAAAATTGATTCTAAGCGTTTCTAAGGGCATATATTAAATTGAGTGGTATACGAGCATAGGAAATTGGTTTGGTGCGCTTAAAATGGACGTGAGGTAGCTTAAAATGGACGTGAGGGAAGACAAACGCACCTATTCAACCTATATTTAATCTTGTTCTATTGATAGCCAATACATTAGGCAATTATACGCCATAAAAAAACCCTCAGTTAAGAGGGTTAATTATTATTATTATTTATTTTAAGTTCAATTGTTAATGTAGTATTTCAGCGTCACAATGTTCACCGCACTGCATACAAATATCGGTTAAGTGTATTCCAGCTCCACAACAATTGCTTACTATTTCCCTGTTTTGCATTCTTTCCTTATTTAGTTTTTCTATTAATTTGTTTCTTTCAATAACCATCTTTGATGGTGGATGGTTTACTAATTCACTTTCCCACCAATTTTTTCCTTCTTGTTTCTTCATAATGTTGTTATCTTTCGTTCATTATATTATAAGTGTCGTTCATTACGTCGCTGACATTTTCGGCGGTTTCTTTTGTCGGGTTAATTGCCGAGTCAATTAGCCAGAAAAGTTCATCGTGCTGGTCGCTACATTCATAAATAAACCAATTAACATACTTTTCAACCTTATCCTCAAGGTTTACATTTTCTTTGTCTTCTAATGGGTCGAACCCTTTTAAATAATCGTCGCTCATAATTTATTGTTTTTTGTTAATTGTATTTAAAATAACTTCTAATTGCAAAAAATCCAATGAATAAGACTTTTTAAAGTCTTGCTTTTCTATTTTCTTATAAATCTTTAAACCGTTATATTTATTATAAATATGCAACAATTTAACAAAAGGAATATTTTCATAATATTTTATAATATTTTCTTTTGTGTCAACTCCATTAATCAAATCAACTTTAATGCAATTCTTTTTTAATCTTGTTTCAAGTTTTTTCATAATAATTTTGTTTTATAGGTGGCCCCCTGTTTTAAGTTTATCGCATTGATATCTATGCTCTGATTCTGATTCGATATCATTCATTGCTGAATCGCAACCAAACCCATCTTCATATTCAGCTTTAGATATTTCCTCATCAATTTGCTCATCAATATCTTCCCTATCTTCTAAATAGTCTCGAATAGTTTCTTTAGTTATTGTATCGGGTATTTCGATTTCTATCTCAGCGAATTTATGATAAACGCATCTTTGTTGTATTTTTACTTTCATAATAATTTTGTTTTAATAGTTTCTATTTTATTAGTTTCTTTATTTAAATAAGTTGTAGTTCCATCCTTCCAATTTATGGAATAGTACTTCCTATTATCTTTTTTAGCCTTTCTAAGGTGCTCGAATTGTATTCTATTGCCCATAATTGAAAATCTTATTTACATTCCTATAAAAGTCCTGAACTGGATTTGTAATATCTAATATAGTACATTGCGCCTGAACTAACTTGTTATAGTAATTATCGAAATGCGGTAAATTATTAAATTTTTTTACCGCTTTTATGACTTTTCCGTTTCGCATTTTGTACGTTATTTCCCTAGTGAATGTTTCTTTTTGTTTCATAGTATTAAAATTATAAGTATTAATATAAAAAGTATTGGTATTGATAAGAATAATAGTGCGCTCATAATGTTTTTAATTTATATCTAATCTTGTTATTTGCCCATTGTTGAGCATTTTTATTCCTTGTTTATATAGTTTTGTTTTTTTTGGATATATACAAAATTTATTAAATATTTTTGAACCAATCCTTTTATCGGTATAATGAAATGTAAATTGTCTTAAAATCATAATCTTTTTTTTAATGATATACCAAACCAACTTTGTGGTTATTAGTAAAGAATTTTGTTGCATTTAAATCGTTTTTGGATGCGTTGATATAACCCGCCTTTTCTAGTTCTTCAACACTATTGAAAATCTTTGCGTGCCTATCCGTTTTGACATTTATAAGTTCGTCAACTTTTGAACCCTCCGAAAATATTATATCAAAATTTTTAGGTATTGCCAATCCTTTAAACAAAGGAATGCTTTTTGTGTAAGCATAAAAATTCACGTTCGGGTTTTGGTTCGCTATTTTAAACCACTTTTGAATGTAGGCATTAGAATAAAAATCCCCCGAATCATGTACCCTTAGAAAGTCTACTTTTTTACGTTTTATTTCCTTATTCATTAACTCAATGAAATTATCTTGTTTTGTTATTTCGTAACGCTTTTCAAATGCGGGTTTCACATTAGACCAGGAGTATGCACCCTTTTGTGCATAACAATACTTTACGCATTTATCAGCGAACGGACAAATTATTTTGCCCGTTATACTTTTATATGCGGTAATACCGAAATTAAAAACCCTTTTGCCTATTATCTTTGACGTACTTTTTAGTTTTGTGTTTTGTGTTAAAAGTTCCATTGTTTATTTTGTTTTAATATGGTTGATTAATGCTTTTTTTAGTTCATTTATTGTTTTTGTATCAAACCATTCTAGAAATTCGTGAATATCTATATTTATGGTTGTCTCAATTGAGTCTCCAAGCTCTACGCCTTTTTGTGCATCATTACAGGACCATTCAACAAAACCATGAAGGACAAAAAAGATATCCTTTTTTTTCATTGGGCAAGCTCTTGAAACGATTTCTTTTGCAGTTATTCCGATTAATTTCATAGTATTATAATTTTATAAGGTTATAGATTAAAAATATAGGTGTTGAAATTAGGCAGGCTAAAAATAAGTACCTACTAAAATTGTCAATAGTTCTGATAATTTGTTTTTCTGTTTTCATAGTGGTTTTAATTTAGTTAATAATTTCTTTTATCTACATTTTAATTTTTTAACTAATTTCAATGCTTTTAATAAGTCTTCACCATCTAAATATGCTTTGACAGAATCCCCATGACAAAACTTACTAAATTTCTTATTATTAGATATGATATTTTCTTCCTCTTTGTGGATTAATGCGCATTCGAGACCATAGCTAAAATCATCGCCAGAGGCAGTAAATGGAACATTTATTAAACTTATTCCGTAATTATTCGCAAACCAAATTTTTTGTTTAAAGCCATTGGTTCTTGTAAATTGTTTTTCTGTTTTCATAGTGTTTTAATTTAGTTTTTTAAGTTTTTCATAAATTGGTAAGCATTAGCCTCATACTTAAAAGTTTTAACTACTGGCTGTTTAACAGTATAAGTGCAATCAATAACTTCATAAATTTGATTGTCAACATTAAAGAATACATAATAACTTTTTTTCATAGTGTTTTTAATTTAGTGTGTTAATTATTATTAAAATGAATTTGATGCAACGAATAGAATAAACTACTTCTTTTTTTAGCCAAATTATTAAGCTCAATATCTATTTTAAGTTTTTTGCTTTCTAATAACGATTTTTTGTTTTTAATAATTTCGATTTCCCTTAAAATTCTTTGTAATTCCATAGTGTTTTAATTTAGTTAATAATTTATTTCCCCATAAAAGTATAAAATATTTTTAACGTGCAATGTTTAAAACGCATTTTAACAAAACTTTAACATTTGGCAAAATCAATGAACTATATAAGGATAACACGCACCCGTTAAATTAATAGAATTTTTGACATAGCCAAACATTTAACAAAACTTTAACATATTATTTATTATGTAAAATAGACAAAAAAACCCCCAAAGAAAGGGGGTATTGAATTCACATTTATAGTTCGGGGGGGGTATTGAATTCACATTTGACCCCCTATTGAATTCACATTTAGGGGTATTGAATTCACATTTACGCTATGTAATTATTTTCTTGCGAAAAGAATGTGCCATCCTCCAAAAATAAATAATTATTATGGCTAAACTTATGGACTAAATAATCTTCTGTTAAATATACAGCAGCTTCCTCCTGACAGGCGATTAGCCACTCGTCAAAGCATCTTTGTAGTATTGTGTTAGGATTGTATTCCTTATCCCCTAAACACTCCTCTAATGCAGCGTGAAGCGTTATGTCGATGTAGTATCCGGTGAAGAGTCCATCATGTTCTCTCATCGTTTTTATTATATCTTCAAAGTCTATATTCTTATACTTGAATACTTTCTTGAATTTGCAGAAACTATTCTTAAACCCATAGAAATCTATTTCAAACTCCTTCAGTTCCGAGTGTAGTATCTCAGCAAATACAATTAAGCTATTTATAGATTCCTCACTATAGATGTATCCTTTTTCGATTACAGCTTCACGTTGCTGATATAAAGCCTCTATTTTAGAGACTGCTTTCAATTCATTATATTTATAAAGTCCGCTTATCTCTCTCATATTATTTATCTTTTGTTTATTATATACCAAAGTGTGCTTGAATTTGATATGTTATATTTATTCATTGTTAATGTTTGAGGATTATTATTATCCCTATAGAATTGCTTTATTTCCTTAACCAACTCATCAGGATATTTTTTACTAGCCTCTGTAGCTTTTTTCTGACTAATTGAAATTGCTTCTTTACCCCTGTCATCATAATTATCTTTAGCTGTTCCAATTAAAATATTATCTACAGTATTATTTGATTTAACATCATCTTTATGCCTAACCATTATGCCTTTTTCATATAGTTTATAGCCATATTTCTTAAATGCTTGTAGTCTGTGAGAAAATACAACAATGCATTTACCGCTTAAAGTAATTTGAAACTTCTGATAGCTATACTTGTCTTTGCTTCCAATTATATTATTGAATCTATTTCTTACCACACCTTGGTCATCTATAGTGTAACCTAATACGTTTAAAGCTATATCTTCCCTCTTGACTCCTTGTTCGTGAAGCCTATTTGATAACTCATATGAATCTTCTGTTACTCTCATATCATTTTTTGTTTTGGCATTGTTCTAATTTATCTAATAAATCCTTAATCTTAAATTCCAATAGATTAATCTTTTCCTTTAGTATTTTATCGTTCATAATGAGTATTTAAATTGCTTAGGTGTTCTTTGTAAATTAACTCTTCATTTTCTATTTTATCTATTTGCTTCATTAATAATTTAACAAACTCTGATGCTACTGTTGCACTCATTTTATTATCACCAATCAATTCCATTGATGCCCTAATGGCAGCTAATTCTATTGTCGCTAATCTTGTAAGTTCTGTTTCCATTATTCCTTTATATTATAAGTTTCCTTAGATTTAACACCCTCAATCGTGATTGAGATTAAAGTATTGTAATTAATAAACCTGTAACCATTGTTTTTCATATCGAATACGGGAATCAATCCCTTCTTGATTGGGTCAAAAGCTAATCCTTTACCTTTAAGGTGCTTTACAACACCTGTTCTGCAATTCATAACTCTTTCTGAGCCATCCTTCTTAATGAACTTAGCAGAGAATACTTTACCGCTTGATACTTTGTCTAAAATTTCTGTGATTGTCATAGTAATATGTGTTTTAATTGTTAAACTTGAAGCTAAACTACATAATATTTTTAATATACCAAAATATATTAACATTTATTTAACAAAGTAGGATTTATATATAAAGAAAAAACCACCTCCGCTATGAACCGAAGATGGCTTTTATCAAATGAAACACGAAACAATATTAAATATGAACTAAATTAAAACAATACAAATATATAACATTTCTACTAAATAAACAAATTATTTTACAACATACATTCCTTTTGGTGCAGTTCTACCTAATAGGTATTGAATTAAATATCTCGCTGCATCGATTCCATGGTTGTAACTATCGATAGGAGTAACTCCGCTAACCTTCCAAGCATAGTTGTTAAACTCCTTGACCAGATTCTCTCCTTCAATGTTTATATTATAATCCTGCATCAAAGCAATTCCTGTAAGTATACTACCTTTCTTTTTTAATGTAGGGGTCAAGTTAAGACCTCTTGAATTTAATTCTGCTCGTAGTCTAGGTTCAGAGTTATCAATCACTATAAGGCGTTTTCCTGCGTATCTAAGGCACAATTCATATATATTGGAGGTAACCAGTCCTTTCTTATAGAAGTGCTCTTTAAGCCATATTATCTTGCGTACCTTGTCCACACAGCCTTCAACCAATACAGACTCATCTCTAGAAAATCCTATATCTAATCCAAATATTGAATCTATTTCAGTATTGAATTTACCCATCTGCCAGTCAGTAAAGATAACTCCTTCTGCCTTCTGTAGCCATCCCCCTAGTATTTGATGCCTGTAATGATTAGGTCTTCTTTGCTTCATTCTCTCAATCTCCTTCAAGAATGATTCAGATAGGTTCTCTCTATTATCTTCGTAGGTTGTATGGATATAAGTTACACCATCTTTAGTACCATTAAATCCATCAGGAATACCTCTGTTCTGAAAGAACCTCTGATAAATCCAATGCTCCTTAGTAGCAGGGTTTAGAATCAATAGGCATCTGTTCTTAACTCCCTTGGCTCGTATTGATAAATCTATTTTATCAAAGTTCTCTTCCTCTTGCAGCTCCTCTGCCTCATCAAGTACAAAAGTATTAATCCCACTAATAGACTTTAGCTTTGCAGTTTGGTCTCCACTAGCAGTCTTAATTCCTGAGAAGTATATTGAGCTGCCTGTTAGATTGTTTATTATCTCAAACTTAGTAACTGTAAAATTCTCAAGCAATCCCATCAATTCTAACTTCTCTATGAATTCAGGAATAATACTCATACCTGCTGAACTCATTGTGTACCTAGTAAATAATACTTTGTTGTTTTCTTCAAACGTAAGCAGTACTAGAAACACAGTAATACTAAAAGACTTACCGGAACCTCGACCACCAGTAATTACAAAGTACCTGCTATCCGACTTTAAACCTTTGTACTTTGAATTTAAGGAAACATTACTCATCGGTCTTCTTATCTCTTTTACCTAAGTCTCTTACCTTCATAGGTTTGATGTAATATCCTACTATTGGATTTACTCTATAGTTCCAAAAGTCTGTAGGCATATCTTCAGGATTGTTTATCATCTTCGCTCTGCTCATTGTTTTCTATTTTAGGTGTTAAATCTATTGTTTTAGTAGGAAAGAAATCTATAATGGGGATGTTTACTTTCGTGTCTATTTGGATGTTCTGTTGTTCTTTTGGTCTACCATATCTGTATTCCAATAGCCATTTCATATGCTGAGTAGAACCGGTCTTAGCTAACTTAGCAATCTCTACCCAAGCCTTCTCTTCACTCCCAAAGGCTTTCTTCATTGCATTTAAAGTCATATTAGCTATGTCCTTGTCTTTGGACTTACGTGGTCTCCCTTGACCTCTGTAGACCCCCTTGACAGCTCCGTTGTTCTTACGACCATCTATTTTCTTTTCTTTGTCTTCCTCCTGTTCATTCATATTATTGTATTTTATATAGACTATACTTTACAGTAATCTCTTCACCCTTCTGTATAGTTCTTATTGCGTGAACAACTCTAGTCTTCTCAGCTTCACATTCTGTTATTCTGCAATTAGGTTTATCGCTATGGTTTATGAAACCACCTAAAGGTGTTCTTATAACTTCTCCATTGTCTAACCAAACGTGAGTAATTCCAAAGCTATATCCTGACTCAAAGTCTTTATCAGCTATAAGTCCCAGTCCATCTATATGACTATTGCCTATAGTTAATCCGACAGGGAGCGGTCTATAATTACTTTTCATATCTGAAACTCTTTCTTATCGGTAAACTTATTACCTTGGAGTTTTAGCTGAGACAATAGGAATTTAAACTTATGGCGAATAATTCTATTCTCTTCCTCTAATTCTAAATATCTCTTTTTATAGAATACGTTAGGCGATAGGTACTTTTCTTTGTTGGCATCACTACTTGTTATAGCTAACTTAATTCTATCATATATTTTTAAGTATTCCATTTCAAACTCAGATACAACATCATCAAATAGATTTATTCCATATAATACAGTTGCGTGGTCTTTTCCAACTTCCCTGCCTATAGCACTCAATGGCTGCTTGGTAAACTGCCTACACAACTTATAATATATTGCTCTAGCATATACAACTTCCCTAGCTCTACTCTTTATGCCTATATCTATTCCTGACTCTAGACTGGTTAACTTCTTAATTTCTTGTAACTTCATAATAATAATTGTTTTTCATAATCGTTATACGCTTCTAAAACTCCTTGACAACAAATGTAATCCTCATCTTCCTCATAATACTTTAAAAGTAATTCCTTATCAGGATAGCTAATTATATTTAACTTTAGAGACTTCAACACGTCATCATAACATTCCTTCTTAGTAAGGTAACTCATTTATATTTCTCCCTCTATTTGGTAATCAAATACATCTCTATTCTTATTCACAAAGAACTCATTGTAAATCATTACAGCTTGTTCAACATCTCTCTCTCCATCGTAGTAGCTTCTCTCGCTAATCCCATAGAATCCTATAGTAGCAGTAGTCTTGTCTATAGCTATAAAAGTAAAGTCTCTATAGTCAACATTAAATAACTTGCAATATATATAGGCTTGACACCCATACTTGTATTCCCTTGCTGAATACTCAAATTTATTTATATTCCCTGTAGTCTTTAAATCTATAATGTAGCCATCTCCAAGAACATCTGCCTTACCACGAAATGGTATTTCGAATAGATTCTCAATGGCAGGAACTTCTTTCTTAGTATTCTCCATCAACTCCATAGCCATAGAATTGTTATAGAATGCCTCAGCTAATCTTTCAACCTCATCTCTCTCTTTGTAGGTAAAGACTCTTCCATGTTCAGACAATGCTTCTTTAAATACATTTGTATTCCTAGACTTTATATCTACAAAGTGTTGCTTCTCATAAACGTGAGGCTCTAGTATAGCAGTATGGAATAGCCAACCGAATTCAAAGGCAGGTATTATCTTACCACTTGTTTTGATTAATGAATCTTCATAAGCCTTTGGCGAGTCAAGTAGTTTCTTTATAGAGCTACTGGAAAGAGCGTTAACTCCTAAGTAGTCATAGTAGAATTTATCATCTGCCATCTCAGTAAGCAGCTCCTGCTTATTCCAAGTCCTATTGTCTAGTGTTGTTATTTCTTTAACGTCCATTTCTAAAGTATTTTGTATCTATTATTAATGCTAAACCAACAAGAAGTATTCCTATTGATGCTATAAAGATTGATGCTGCAATTAATTCTAACATAATTATTTCTTTTTCTTTTTGTTTTTGTTAATCCTTTTCTGTTCTTCACTTAGATACTCTTCCTCCATCCAATGAAGTTCAGCTCTTTGCGATTCAATAAACCATTCTTGCTCTAGTAATTCTTTTGTCTTTCCCATTACTGTACGTGTTTTAATAGTCTTCTCATTGTTCTCTCCAACCATCCTAAAGTGAAGGATAGCGGAGTCTCAAATATAACGTATATTATCATTAGGAATCCTTCTAGTACGAAGAATATCGCTAGAAGCAGGAATATAAGTAAAACCTTGGGGGTGTTAAGTAGTAGCTTTATTACTTTCATATCTTATTGTGTTTGATACAAAAGTAGTAAAAATATATTAATAAACAAGAAATATTAACACTTTGTTAACTTTTCTTCGGAGTGAAGGTATCTTTCCAAATAGTTTGACATACTGCGAACCTTTGCTCTCTATCAGAATAATCAGTAATCATTCCGGCATTGTTCATGCATCTTTTGTTAAAGTCTTTAAGCTCTTCGTATTTCTTTGGTTTCATTGTAATTGGCATAGTTCTATTTTTTAGGTTTAATCTTTTTTGTCTTTCCCTGTAGGGTTTCTACTTGCATATGGAGCATCATTACAAATTGCTGTAAATCTTTAATGTCCTTCTGCATCTTAATTAACTTACTTTCCTTCATTTGTTTATTTTTTCATATTCTTTAGCTTCTCAATGTAAAGAGTAGCATCCATTAACTCTTCTTGTAAGTGATTAAGGAAGTTATAAAAACTATCAGGACTATCAAATAAGGTAGTATTATATTTATCTATACCAACCTTACTTCTAATATCATATAAACGCTTTACGTTTTCTACGATTGGGTCTTTCTGTATTGGTTTAATATTTCCATTACTAGAATTTGCATTTTCGAAATACTTACTTACACTATCACTCATATCTAAAATTTACATTTTTTACATTCCCATTTTATTCCAAGATTATTAACAAACCCAATAAAGTTAGATGGTTCTTTTAGTGTGTGCCAGTTACCTTTGTAATAAGTTCTAGTTACCGTACACTCCCTTAACACAATGTCTTGTTCTGCATCATCAAATTCATGTTCTACTTTAAGTATTATTGCCTTCTCAGGAATATGCCAACTGTCGCAAATTCTTTCTAATAATATTCTTTGACCTATTGGAATCAACACGTGCTTTCTTTTTACTTCTATTAAGATAAGAACCTTGTTATCAAATTCCATTACCGCATCTATATCTGATGGGTGAATCTTACCGTTTTGAACACCGGTAAAATCTATTACTTGTTTAACTTTCTTTTTATCTCTTATTAAACTATTCATCTTTGTACTCGTCAAAAACCCTCTTGAGTTTGTTATGGACTTTATTAACGAAACAGCTACTGCAAGAAGTTGGATTTACCTTTTCCTTAAATATTCTATTGTAAATATTTACTAGCTCCTGTTGAATTGTTGGAGATATAGTATTGTTAGTATTAGAATAAAACTCCTTCAGGTAAGTATGCTCCTGTTCATTTAAACATTCAGGTTTATTATAAGGAAATAGGTGATTTAAAGTTTCCTTTCTTTTGTCGCATCCACAGTCTTCTCCTAATGCCCATTTCGCTACCTTAGCGATTCCGGTTGCTTCCAATACCTTCTCTACGGTATCTCCTAACCCTTTAGATTTACTTTTTGTTTTTCTTGTACTCTTTGTACTTTTCGATGGTTTTTTCCCTGACTTCTGATTTGCCATTGCTTAATGTATTAAATATTGAACTTAAACTTATTTTTGTTTCTCTAGCTATTTTTCTCATGCTCATCTTTGAATAGAAGTGTATGTTCCACATCTTCTTATCATACCAATGCCATTTAATAACTTGCTCATCTATTGAATTTATCAAGTTATTAAAAGAATTTTCTATCTCCATATCAGGAGGTGAATCGATAAAATCGTCTTCATTTTCTAGTAAGAAGTGATTTGGCTTATTGTACTTATGGTAACTGGATAGGAATAGATTCCTTAAAGTAACATATATATAGTAAGTGTTTAATTCCTCACTATTATACATAATCTTTTCTTGGTTCTCAATGTACTTGGAAATCCTAACATACATCTCCTGAACTAATTCATTAGCATCCTCATCGCTTATCTTAAACGACTTAGCCATATGAATCCAGTCCTTATGCTTCTCTCCTAAGAGTTGTATTAAAGTTTTTTCTGAGTCCAAACGTGACAAGATATTCCTATTATAAAAAACATTATTTGAAACAAGTGTTCTGTCTCTTCGTTATCTTCCTCCTCAAATTGGTCTAATGAGGTATTCCAATAATTAAAACCTAGCATAACCCCATAAATAGGGAATAACTGAACCATCATAAATTGTATATTAAATTAACTTCTATCCTTGGGTTTGTTTTGTCAATACCCTTATACTCAACACTTACCTTCTTGACTATCGAAGTGTCATCAGCTTCTATACATCTTTTCTCTACAAGTGCATCCTGAAAGAATTTATCCACAACAGCCACTACATTCATTAAGTCTCTCTTTCTTTTATCGGGGGCATAGTAAAAGTATTCTACGTGAACTTCTCCTTTAATATTAAAGAATAATTCACTAGCAATAGATTCCTTAAAATTCTTCTTTAGATTGTTAGAAACTGCATAATGCCAATTTCTATACTGATTAAGATTAAGATAGTATTTAGTCTTTCCACTAAAAGCCACTATCGGTAATGTCATACTTTGATTCACTCCTGTCTAAATCTATTTGGGTAAAAGGTGTAGACCCATTAAATAAATACCTTTGTGTTTTAATGTTAAAATCTATTGCATCTACCTCTTGTGGGATGCCAACTAATTTCTGTTTCTTAATCTTCTGTGAACCAAATGTAACACAACTATCTGAGAAATCCAAACCTCTGTTTGGTCTCCATACAAACATCACGTTATCTGCCTTGTCTGCAAATGTACCTCCACCCTTAATCCTATTGACATCAGGCTTAATGTATCTTCCATTATCATCTTTATGAGGGGTAACTTGGTGCGCTACTAAATGTACCGAAATATTGTTGTCTAATGCAAATCTTTTTAATTCACTCATAAACCTAGAGATATACAAATCTTCTCTTTCACCTCTAAGCATTTTATGCTGAACAGTATTGTAAGGGTCAATTATTAAACTTCTAATTCCCTTAGTCTTAACTAGATGTTTAGCTCTTGAGAATATACTATCTAATGTAAAATTCTTCTTAGGATATATTAAGAAGAAATGCTTTCTTGCAAAATCCATTGCCTCTTTGTATTCCTCTAATTTCATCTGATTACTTTTGTAGTATGGGTCTGCTGATTTACCAACATACATTTCAATTATATCATTGAAGAAATCATTCATTGGCATATTCTCAGGAGAAAATACTGCAAACTTCCAATTGTCTTGTATTGACTTTATACAAGCTAATTGATTAAGAAACATAGATTTTCCCTCATTTTGATAGCCAGTCCAAATATTAACTTCTCCATTTCTCCAAGTCCAAGCCTTATCTATCTGAGGAATATAAGTTGTAGTTCCCCTGTCTTGTCCATTGTGAAAACCATCTAGCATACTCTCTCTTACATCATCAACTGAGAACACACCTTCTAGCTTAGGACTAGAGGCGTTTTTAAGGCGATTTCTGAGACTTTCTACTCCTTCTGCTATTAATACCTCATTGGCATCTTTATAAGGCTTTAAATCGACTAATAAGCACTTGTCGTCTCCTATCCTTCTAACCAATTCTTTTTCTAAATTCCTACCATTATCGTCATTATCGGTTGCAATATAAACTGTTTCAGCCTGTTCAAATACTTCATAGCAATTAGAAATACATTCTAACTTACCATCAATGTTCTTATCTCCAACATTAGGCGCACCCATGTTAACAGATGTATGGGCATAGATTCCTGATACCTCCCAAGATAAAGAATCCATTTCACCTTCACATATTACAATAGCTTTACTAGCGATACATCTATCGTAGTTATAAATTATAGGTTCGGCATCTTTAGATTGCGTAAACCATTTACCATCAATTCCCCTAGCTTTATAATTTATAATAGTGCTTTCTTTTAGATATGGGAATACAATACTCTTACCATCACTAGAAGAAACTATTTTATTTGCTTTAATAACATCTTCTGTAATTCCTCTTTTAATAAGAAAGTTTGCACCTCTCTTAGTTAACTTCTTGAGTTTACTTCTTTCAGGTTTCTTATACATCTTTTTCTTTGGTATTATATCTGATAGGGTTTGTGGCTTATTACTAACCTTACCTTGCCAATTACATTTATGGCAATAGTAAATTCCCTCCTGTATATTAACAGCTAGACAATTATCCTTATAATTCTCCTTGCCTATTTTAGCACAGTTAGGGCATTTAGATTTCTGTTGATTACTATTTCCCTTTAGTTCAATTCCAATACTCTCAAATGTTTCGTCCATAATAAATGTTTTAATCGAAGGTAAAAGTAATAAAATATTTTATATAATTATATTTGGTTATTAAATTTGTTTTTTTATATTTTACTTTATATATATAGTTACAAGTAATTATATATACATTTATATATACTACATATACATTTATATATCTTTTCTTTTTAAGTATATATACAGTTACTTATGCGATATATATAGTTACTTGTAATTACTTGTAACTGTATTGTTAGGAATAAATTTGTTTTATATAAAAATATTATATACATTTGCATTGTAACTAAAAACTATTTAATATGAATAGAGATAAATTATCTAAACTTTACAAGAAGTATGAACTTAGTTCTGATGACATTTACAAACATCAGCACTATATGATTATCACTCGTGCAGGAATCGATAAGATTCAGGCAATAGAGAAAATCAACATCAATTACGATGTCATTAATTGTGAACCTAAATTTGCAGTAGTTAAAGCAAATGCAACTAAAGAAGGCGCACAAATACAAACATTTGGTTCGGCATTAAAAGGAGATAGCTACAAAGATGGTAACTGTAATACTTGGTATGTTATGGAAATGGCTGAGAAAAGAGCTATGAGTAGAGCTGTATTGAAGCTAACAGGTTTCTATGAACTAGGTGTATTTGGAGAAGATGAGTCAGAAGACTTTAAGAGAAAACTAATTTAAATTTAATTATTATGGGTAACGAAAAAAAGTATGTAGGTAATGGCAAACAAGTAGGAGATTATGGAATGGTAAACATTTCTATAGCTGCTAGTAAAGTTCAGCCTTACTGGAGTGAGTACAAAGGAGAGAAATACCTTAGACTGTCCGTAGGGACTCTAAGAGAAGCTAATCAGTATGGTCAAACCCATACAGTTTGGATTGATGAATTTGTTCCTGAGCAAAAACAAGATGCTCCTAAGAGAACAGCTAAAGCAGGGGATGGACTACCCTTTTAAATAGTCTACTATTTATTATTCATTTACCATTAGGAACAAGGGGATAAAAGTTGGTAACAGACTTAGTCCCCTTTTCTTATACGTCTATTTTACGGGTTTTACCGTAATGACCGTTTGAAGTTGTTTTTCTTGTAATTAAGCCTCTCTGCTGCAATCTATTTATAATTCTATATAAAGTCCTCTCTGAGACCTTTAAAGTGTCGCAGAACGTCTTATTTGAAGCGTAGCAGCTTCCATTCTCTTCTTTCTCTTTTCTTATAAAACTAATTACCTTTTCTTCTATACCTACTAGCATAATTTATTTTTTACCTTGACCTCTATATTTCTTCTTGTAATTCTTAGATGATTTAAGACTACTCATCTTAGACTTAGCGTGAACACCCTTACGTTTTATTCTATTATTAGATTTATAGTTTGATACTTGAATCTTTGCCATTACTTATGCTTGTTGTTTCCCATAATCTTTTCTGCACCCCTTGAACCAAAGTAACCTATAAACACTATAGTGAGTAATTCCTTTACAACACTAAGCTCCTCTAGCTGTAGAATCCATCCGGCAACAAAAGAAGTGGTTAGAAATGCCAATGTTAATGGTCGCACGTTTTGAGCTAACCAACTTGTAGACTTGGAATCAGCTACCCATCTCTGAGTAATGCCCTCCATCTCAGTACGCTCTAATTCCAGTTTCTTTAAAGCAAGTTCTTTATCTTCCTTACTCATATCAGAACCACCTATGATAGCCTGTATAACGCTTCCTACAGCAGTATCTCCTGCTATTGAACCTACAACGTTAGGAATCTTCTCTAATAGGAACTTACCTACTTTGGTATCTTTGAATTTCTTTTTATCCATAACGTATTACCAACTGTGTTAGTACGTCCAAATAACGTTTGGTGATTTAGACTCATCTGAGTCAACGTGAATGAAGTTGTTTGCAATTCCAATTCTACTGAAACCGGCATCTTGTAATGCTGTAATAATAATCCATCTTTCTCTTGAACCTGAACAGGAAATGTCAGCGGCTTTGCCTTTAAGGTGAGCTGAATCAATTGGCTTCTTTCCAAGTCTTCTGTAGATTTCGATGTTATGCTCTTTTGTTCTGTAACCGCTATTGACTTTAAATGGGATGTCTGCCATCTCTCTGGCATTGTCAAGCATTGAAAGGAAGTTAGAATCCATATTAGAAGCACTACCCTCAACATCAGGTGAATCAAATTCATCTAAAGTAAAATATTTCATTTACGCTTAAAATTTTGCTTAATGTCTTTAATCTCATTTTGAAGTAACTCAAACTTTAAGTCAATTTCTTTTTCACTTATTTTCTGAGGAGGTAGTGTCTTAGCTTCTTCGACTTCTATTTCTAGAATTGCAATCTTACTATTTAGAGTATAATAACTTCCTACTAATGAAATTATCATTGTGACTAACATAACTATATTTGCTAGGCTAAGAGAAAAGTCTGCTTTCCCATCGCCATCTATATCTACTTTTGCCATTATTTATTAAGTGCTTTTATTATTTGAATTACCGTAAACGCAAAGGTTGCAACTAAGACTAAAGTTTGGAGGTAAGGATTTATTTCAGATATGCTTATTGCCAAGGCTGAGAGGTTGATTCCGTATATTCCAAAAATCTTCAAATCTTCCATTATGCAAATGCCATATAGATAAAACTATTATTTGTTTCGTTTAAATATTCTCTTGTAAAATTAAATCCTGAACTTGTAAAATTAAGTATATCTAAAGTTGTTACGCTAGAAGTATCGTTTGCCTTAAGCCATTGTGTAATATTATCACTTGAATTTATTTTATTATCAGCTATCCACCAATCTACATTGTGAGTGCCTTTAATCATTATCCAAGCGGGCTTAAACCCTGTCACAATAGGATTACCTGCTCCTCCTGTTCCAGTATAAGACCCTATCTTAGAATAGCCATCTACTGAATGGAAGCAATAGGCTATACATTTATCGCCATTTATTGCTAGAGAAGATTGTCTTATTGCAATAGTTGTTGTAGTCATATCAAAAAATGGCGTAAAAGTTGATACTGAAGCATTACTTTCTAATTGTAAACGCCCATTAAATCCTATATCTTTATGAAAAACAGGCCATTGGGAAGTATCATCACGATTTTTAAATATTACTAATTCAGGAACCGAGGACAGTCCATGTCCAGTAGAAACAGGACTTCCTACACCATTTGATGTAAAACTTACAATACTAAACCCTGCATCTACATTAGCAGAAACTTCACTTGCTATTGTACCATTTGTATTTGATGCTTTTGCACCTCCTGCTTTCCAGTTCCAAGCTACGTAAGTTGCATTAGGTTTATTCACCGAAAATCCACCATTTGAATCGTCTTTAACAGTAAAACCATTTGAAGTATCAAAATGAACACCAAAAGCTGACCAAACAGTTATATCTGCATCTGTTCTATCGCTACTAAGATAAATACCATTGCCTCTTACAGTATCAAATAACCAATTGTGTTGTGCTTCTGACCTAGTTTTTGTCCAAGTAAAATCACTATCAAATCCAACACTTGTAATGGTTTGATTATTTCCGCTCCCTGTATATAAAACAGGATTGAAATTATCTCTAGCCACAAGTCCACCTGCTGCACCCTGTGAAAGCATTTTCTTTTTTCCTAAACTCATTATCTAAAACTTGGAAGTTGGTAATCTACAATAGAAGCCTTTGTAGTTAAAGCATTTATTTCTGATTCTTTACTTGCGCATTCAGTTCTTAAATC